TCACGCACGAGCCTCTATTCCCTTCGCCCATCTGGAAAAGTCGGCAGCGTAAAGGGCGGCGACCGTATCATACGTCCCTTCCTGCCTCGCCAACTCGAAATCGGCTTGAACAAACTGCTCAATTTCCTGCCTTGAGCGATCCAGGATGTGCTGCCAAGCCTGCCGAAAATGGGCCATTCTATCGGGATCGTCGGGAGACGGCGAACTTTGCGTGGCGATGAGGCAGTCCGTCAGAACCCTTTCGGGAGATGTCGTCGGGGGCTCCATCACGTAGTCGGAAACCATCTGGGCTACGGCCTCCCAATAGAAGGTCTCCCGATATGGCCTGGGCTCCACGCAGAACATCTTCATCCAGGACGTGCTGCTGTCGCACCATTCAACGAGGTGTCCCACCTTCGACCAGAGGGCTCGTAGCCGAACCTCCAACTCAACGGGCAGGCTCTTTCGACCAATCGGCTTCGACTTGCTGCTCTTCTTCCCCATCGTAGAGCCTCGCAGTGGCAATCAGGGAATCGCAGTATGCTTATCAAAGTGCATCCACCGGCACCGACTTTTCCTCTTATGGCGTTTCCACCTCGCCACCGGGCAACTCCAAGTTCTCCATCAACGACTTGAACGCCTCTTTTGGCTTCCCGTAGCCTTCGGATTTGCTGCGGCCAAGTGCCGAGAGCAGGATATCGTTGAGTCGGAAGCCGACTTCGTGCGGAGCGATGTCATCTTCTGCCAGCCAGAATGTCGCAAACTTGACCAATTCGTTGATGGAACCGGTCACGCTACGATCCAACGCCTTGGCGAATCGGACATTTCCGCTGGCAGGGGCAATGAACCTTTGGTAGATGAACGCCTGTCCGTCGGCGTCCATGAACTCACGGATTGTGCTCAAGGCCCGGTCGATCAGCACGCAACCATCGGTGATCCCTTTGCCGAACATCACCACAGAGTAAAGCGACTTCGTGTTCGTCAGGATGATGTACGGGGTGCGGTCTGCGGTGAAGAGATGAGCCGACCAGTCCGCATAAGGGTTCTCGTCGAGCGGCAGCGACAGCAAGTTGCCTTCTCCGAGCTTCTGGGCGAGTTTCTGGGAAAGTCGAAAGATCATGAAGTAATGCCTTGGGAATTTCCCCTTCAGCCAGGCTGCGTTCCCAGTCTACCAATCTGGAATCCACCGAGGTAGAGCAGTCTGAACAGCCGAGGACGCCGTGTGAGCAATCGGTTAGGGCATAGGCAAGGTCGGCGGGCAACATCGTAGCCCGTCGGACTGGGGACGACAATTTAACAAACCCGGCACCGACCAGCGTTACAATTTTTTGACTTTCCCCTCCGTTCGGACCAACCGACAGTTCGCAATCCAAACGGGGAAGAATGATGGCCGAAGAACGCAGCCTGCCGGGGTGGCCGAAGAAGAAACTCGTCAAAGAGGTGCGACGGCACCTATCCCACTACGGGATCCGCCCGAGCAAGTTCGAGATTTGGCAGGCGACCTGGGCCTGGGCCGACGCCATCGCAAGATCGTACTGGCATGTCCATTGGCCACTGCCGTCCGAAATCGCCACACAGTATATCCTGCTCCTCTTGGTCGAGATGAAGAGCAGTTGCATGTTGAAGCTGCCGTATCGGGCGAGCGAGATCATCCCGCCCGAAGTGGCCCGACTACTTCCCGCCGCCCATCAGCCCGGCATTCTGGCGATTGCCAGTGAAGCCGAGGCTAAAACACCGAGGAAAAGGCGGCAGAGGAAGATAGCCGTTGAGTCGAAGCAAGGCCCGTGAAATGCCACCGACCTGACGTGAACCGTGGCGGCGGCACCACGATTGGAGCAGAGGGTGCTTCGCTCGGGCGGGGCCGTGGCGGGGACCGGGCGGCAGCAACTCAGTATAAGACAGTGGCGAACTCGCTCGGGCGGGCCGGGCGGCAACAACACGATTTGTGCTGAGTGATTGTTTAACTCGGGTGAAGCCGTGATGGCGGCACCTCAGCTTGGATCAGAGGATGGTTACCCAACAGGAGCCGTGGCGAGAGCAGCACAATTTGGCATAAGGATGGTGGGGCTTGCGGCGAGCCGGGCGGAAGCAACTTGGTTTGAGGCAGAGGTGGTTTTGCTCGGGGCGGCGGCACCCTGGTTGGATTGAGGATGGTTTTGCTCGGGCGAGACCGTGGTGGCGGCACCTTGATTTGGACTGAGGTGGTTAAGAAAGCGAAGATGAGAGACAAGCGGCAGGCTGAGTATAAAGCGAGGCGACCACGACAGTGTAAGGGGTGTCGGGCCTGTTGTTACGTGTTTTCAATAGGAAGAAAGCCGGGTCGGCAGTGGTGCAAACAGGTCACACCGACAGGCTGTGGCTGCCACAATGAGAGCAGACCCGATATATGCAAAAACTATCGGTGCTGCTACCTGCTCGGTAAAGGGTGGCCTTTATCCTTCAGGCCCGACCATTCGGGCCTGATTGTCACGGGGAGGGGCCGCTATGATGGGCACGGCGTTGTTGGATGCTCAGAGGTGTGGCCGGACGCTGCGGCAACCACCGGGTTGGAGATCGTCAACTTTTTGCGAAAGCACAACCTTCTTATTGTTGTCAGTACGGCTACCGGCGACTATCTGATTGGCGACCACTTAGGAATTGGCTCTGACGATGTGCTGAGGTTTCGTGAATGGATTGTCGAGACGACAGCCAAGGATAGGGAAGCCCACAAGCAAATTGATTTTGAGTTCGCATCCTGTGCGTAGGACGTTGCGGACAACGTCTTGTTGATGTGCCCTTTGTGTGAGGGGGTGGAAGCGTGGAGCTTCTGCCCCCTTTTTTTCACTGCGAATTACTAGTTGGACTTATCCCAGTGGAAGACGATTAGCCGGTTTTCTTCCCCTTTCTCCAAGCCAACTGGCCAAAGCCAGTTCCCCTTGCCTCCTCTCCTGATTTCTGTGTTGGGTCCCGCCTTTTCCTGGACAAGTTAGCCAAAAACTGGCCAAGGTCTGCCTCCATCCACACGGGGGCGGTTGTGTTGGTCGGAAAGAACTGGCTTCAAAAGGAAACGCAATCTTGGTAGCGACCATTCGAGAACTTCGAGTGGTCTCTTTCGGCTCTCTGGTCCACCTTCTCGCCATGAGCGGCATTCGGACGGGCGTTTTGGTTCGGACCATCCCCACGAATCACGGTCGCTTCGACCAACGGACCCTTTAGAAAGTCGAGGCCCAACGGACCGACCACTCCCAACGAACAACCCCATTACAAAAATTGGAACGAAAGATGGCAACCTACCTCAAAATCGAGAACCCCGGCGTCTGCCCGACCGAAGGTTTCATCCTCCTTGGTGCCACCAGCAAGCGGCTCGCCGACAACGACTCGCCCTACTGCATCGGGCAATTCGGCAGCGGCAATAAGCACGCCGTCAATGTCCTTCTGCGGGCCAAGCTCTTTCCCGTCGTCTTCTGCGGCAACCACAAGCTGGAGTACGGAACCAAGCCTGGCAAGATGAAGGCCCTGGAAGGCGAGACCGGCTACAACCGTGTGGTCGTCAAGCATGGCGGCACCGACGAAGATGGGACCAGCGTCACCTACACCGAGGAACTCTCCCAAACGGATGAATACGGGGCAATCGACTGGAATTGCCTGGGGATGGCCTTCCGTGAGTTCGTCAGCAACGCCATCGACGCCGCCATCGCCGTCAATCGGCAGGCCAACGGCAACGTCAAATGGCCGTGGGATGGGGTGAAGATCGAGTTGGTGCCGGAGGAGAAGGTAAGGGCCAAGCGGGGATGGACCCGTGTCTTCGTTCCGGCAGACAACGAAGAAGTCATCCGATTCTTCGCCAACCTCGGAAAATGGTTCCTTCACTTCTCGGAGCCGGAATCCATCACTGACACCATCCTCACCAAGAAGTCCCGGAATCTGGACCCTGGTTGCAACACGGCCGTTATCTATCGGCGTGGCGTGCGAGTGCGGGAAATCGAGCAGTATTCGTCCGAAAGCCTCTTCGACTACAACCTGAACGATTTGCGGGTGGACGAATCGAGAAATGTGGATGACTACCAGTGCCGCAATGCAGCAGCAAGGGCGATGGCGAAGGCGTCTCCCGAAGTTCTCGCAACCTGGATTCGGTCGTTCCGTAGCGGCACCCCCTATTGGGAACACCAGTTCGGCGGTTATGAGTTGAAGCCCGCCTGGGGTGAGAGCCAGGAAGATATCGCCGCCCGCAAGGCCAGTTGGAACAAAGCTCTCGAATTGGTCGGGGATAGCGTCGTGCTGTCCGCCAAGGATGGACCTGTCCAAACCCTTGCCCGCAAGGGCTACGACGCCCTCGAAGTCCCCGAAACCGTGGTGCGGGCGGCAGAGGAATATGGCTGTCCTACGCCATCGAAGATTCTCAGTGCCGACGAGTTGGACGGTCGGGAATCCTTCGATCCCACGCCCGATGCCATCGCCGCTCTCGATTGGGTTTGGGAACAGGTGGACCGGGCCGGGATGACCGACGGCAAGGCCAAGCCCCCGATCCGATGCTACCGCAAAGTCATGGATGGCGGGACTGTGGTTAGGGGATTCCTTCGGGACGGAATCGTCTACATCAACGAGGACTTGGCGACGGGGACCAGCGTGGAACTGCGGCAAACCGTGCTGGAAGAGGTCGCCCACTACCTGACCAACTCGAAGGACGAAACAAGGGACCTGCAAGATTGGGCGTTCAAGCTGGCGGTGAAGGTGGCGATGGCTCGGACCGAACAGTGCGTGTGATGGCTGGTGAAAATCGTGATGTTCCGTCCTCGCTTTCGGCGGGGCGGTTCTGTATTCGAGAAAAGGACCAACGATGCCTGCCGACGTTCTGATCGAAAATCACGGTTCTGTGGCCTTGTTCACGCCAATGACGGTGAACGCCCATCAATGGGTCGAAGAGAATGTCCACGTTGAATCCTGGCAACGGATGGGCTGTTCCATCGCCTGTGAACCCCGCTGTCTGGAGCAACTCGTCAAAGGGATGCAGGAAAGCGGCCTTGTTGTTGAGTAGTTAGAAGTTTTCTAACTGTTTCCCTCGTTGGGCTGGCCTTTCTCGTCGGCTACCCCCGCTTTGTCATCACGTCGGCTGGACCACCTGACTTGGTTGTTCCTGACAAACCAACCACACGAACGGGAGACAGCCAAATGGCAAACCAAGAAGAACTGCGGCGTGGCATTACGGATCAGATCGTGGCATCGTTGAAGAGCGGCGGCATCCCGCCCTGGCGAAGGCCGTGGGGAATCAGTCCCAATAGTGGCTTTCCCGTCAATGTCGTGTCAAAGCGGCGGTACAGCGGAGTAAACGTTCTGCTGCTCCGGATGGCGGCGATGACTCACGGCCACACCAGCAAATACTGGGCAACCTTCAACCAGTGGACCGAGATGGGTGGTCGTATCCAACGTCGCCCCGATTCGGTCAAGCCGGGACACTGGGGCCAGTCCATCGTGTTCTTCACAAGGGTTACGAAGAAGGAAGTGGACCCCAGCACTGGCGAGGAAGAGGAAACCTCGTTCCCCCTCCTCAAAACCTACACGATCTTCAACGTCGATCAAGTCGATGGACCGTTCGACCATCTGCGGGTGAAGGAGGAGTCGCTCACGGTCAACACCACCTTCGTGGATTACCAGCCCGTCGAAGACCTGCTCAACGCCGTGGGTGCCGATATTCGCTTCGGTGGGGACCGAGCTTTCTACAACCGTGCGGGCGACTACATCCAGTTGCCGCCCAAGCATCGGTTTGAGAAGGAACACGAATACTATGGAGTCGTGGCTCACGAAGTCACGCATTGGTCTGAGAGTCGCTGCAACTGGACCGGCTCGTATCCCGAGGGCGAACTGCGGGCGGAAATTGGCGGTGCGTTCCTCCTGGCCGCACTCGGTGTTCCCCAAAGCGACGACTTGTCGAACCACAAAGCATACGTTGCCAACTGGTTGGAAGCCTTGAACAAGGACAGTCGATTCATCTTTCGTGCGGCGTCGGCTGCCAGCAAAGCCGCCGACTATATCCTTTCGTTCTCTCTCCAACCTGAACCGGACCTGGTCGAGTTGCCGTTCTGAAGTTGGTTGGCCGGGTGACGCAGCAGCACGGGGCGATGGTTTGGAGGGCTATCGCCCCGTGCCTTTTCGGACCGCCTTCTTCCATCGTGACGGCAACCAGCAACCAACAACGGAGAACACGATCATGGCAACAGCGACCATCGGCGAACTGGACCTCGAATCGGCTGCAAAGGAAGCAGTAGGGAACTGGCGAGACTTCGATTCTTTCTCGTGGCACCGTTCCAACGAGATCGAGGATGCCGACGTTTGGACCCTTGTCTACACCAATCATCGTGATAGCGGATTGCTCGACCAGTCGAACGCCGAAGCGATTTCCGAAGCGATGCAACCGTTCTTGGACCAAGAACCCTGTGATGTGATGGAAGAACATCACAACCATTGGGTAGTCGGCTGGGTCGATGGTTATGCAATCCGAGTCTTCCGAGACGGCCAAATCACCGAAGCCTTTCGGACCTGGCACGACCTTCAGGCACGGATGAATGATTATCCTCTGCTCAACGAAGAGGGCTACTCAGCGAGGGAACACGAAGCAACCCTCGAAAACATCATCGACGCCGCTTGGCGGGTCAAGCACGAATACGACGATCTGCCCGAGCAATGGGAAAGCGAAGTCTTTTCCTGGTTGTGGGACCAGGATCAAGGGGAGATTGAGAACACGGACGACCGTGGCGGCTACCCTTCCGAGGAATCCCTTCGCCAAGCGTTTGATGCCTTGGGATACGAGAAGATCGAATAGCGGACCACATTTCCGTGCTGTGGCCAATCAACGCTAGCCAAAAGGAAAAGTGCCGTGTGTTCAGATGAGAACGATGAAGATTGGGACGACTTCGAGGACTTCGACGACGACGAAGAGTGTGATGATGATTTCGAAGACTTCGATGACGACTGGGACAAAGACCATTAAGTGAGGCACCGCCTTGGACCGTGGACGACGAGCAACCTTAACCACAAAATGAAAGGCCCAACTCCATGTGCAACTTCGACACCGGCTCTGGCACCGTGGCCTATGAGACCATTCGTAAGGCGATGGGCGGCGAGCCATTCACGATGAGCCTGACCGACGAAGATGAAATCTGTGCCGTGATTGCGGCCGTCAATGAGGGAATCGACTCGCACTTGGAAGCCTGCTATTGCCCAGATCGTGGCGACCGATACGAGGGTGGAAAGCGGAAGGCCGGAAAACTAGTCCTATGTCGGACCCTGGAATGCACGATCAGCACAGAATCACTTCCGGTTCTCCTTCGTCGCCTCTGCGAATCGGAATTGGGTGGCGATGCCGAGGTGCAATCCGAGGGCAACAGTCTCGCCACGGACATCCTTATGGTACTCGGGATCGACGAGTGCGGCGAATATGTCGGCCGAGAAGCGGTGGGACTGGCGTAATGGAAGGGACCAATACCATGAAAGTCGTTCGCTTGTTTGACATTTCGTGGGACACTGACGGCGAAGACCCAGGCGATTTGGGTCTACCCTCGGAGCATATCGCCGTGGTGGACGATGACGATTGGGACCCGGAAGAGGATGCAGCCGATCTCCTTTCCGATCAGTACGACTTCTGTGTTTACGGCTGTTCCTTCACCGTGCTGACCAATCCGAAGCTCAGCGAGAGTGGTTTCGAGTTGAATGATGGCGGTGTGATCGAATATCCAGACGACGAAGGCACAATCCGACGGAGGGACCAGTTCGGCAATTTGGATGAAGTGCGAGAACCGACCGACCCCAACTACCAGGAATGGAAAGCGTTGTTCGAGTGAGGCAGACCATGAAATCACTGAAACAAGCCATCCGAGACAACAGGCGTTTTCACAAATACGAGCGGACCCTACGGCGAATCCGTTTGAGGATCTTCGGCTACGAGGATGCTGGGAAGCTCGAAAAGGCCCAAAGGGTCATCGAGAAAATCAAGCGGATTTGCCAACCGATGTGGGAGAAGCGAGCGAAGCGACTGGAAAACAAGGCACTCAACCGCTTGACTTTTTGAAGGAAGATCGGACCAAATGGACCATTACGATACAGCGGGGCCAACCGTGACCATCATCGTCGAGGGTGGGGTTGTTCAGCACGTCGCTGTTCCTCTCGGAGTGCGAGCCATTGTGCGAGACTACGACGTGGACAGCGATGATGCGGACCTTGCAACCGATGGTAACGGCGACGAGTACCTCGAAAGCGTTTGGGAGTGACCAGTGCCGATTTTTGAGATTGAGCAGTACGAACTCCACATCCTGACGCACAGAGTTACCGGAGACGACGAAACCGACGCCTTGGTCAAATTCTTCCAAGGCATTGAGGGGGAGGCAGTCTCCTTTGAATTTGTGGGCATTCCCAGCGACTATGGGATGAGCTTGGGCGAGAACCGAGACCTGACGGACCGTCTGTTCGATCTGGGAATCATCAAGAGTGGCGATACTATCATCCCCAGCGTTCGTTCCATCAGGCAAGTGGACCAGCGGAGCGGATCATGAGTGAAGATACCGAACCCATCATCTCTAGCTTGACTCAAGTAATCGGCCAAAGCAGGGCCGTCAACGTTCTTCGCACAGCCCTTGATGCCTACTTCAACGACCGCTTCAAGACCGGCGTTGAGGGGGCCATGCCGCATATTCTCATGTGCGGACCGGGCGGCACGGGTAAGACCCTCCTAGCCGAGACCCTGAGCCGGGAGGTGTGTGCCAACAACTGCCACATTGAGCTTTCACAAAATATCGCCAATCCCCAACAGATGCAGGGATTACTCATGATGCTCGAACCGGGGGATATTTTGTTCCTTGACGAGATTCACGAGTTGAGTTCCACGGTACAGGTCTGCCTCTACCGTGCATTGGAGGAGGGCAAACTCTTCCTCACCGGGAATCGCAAGGCGGTCAGCTTGCCGCCATTCTGCCTGATCGGTGCCACGACTGACGAATATCTGCTGACAACAAGCATGAGGGACCGCTTTAAGATTCTACTTCGCCTGACCCATTACAGCGAAGCGGAGATGACTCTGTTGATTCGTCAGCGGGCCAAACGACTCGGCTGGGCCATTGACGACACATCGGTGGGCGAACTCGCCAAGAGAAGTCGAGGTGTCCCTCGTCTCGGTGTTCGACTTCTCGATGCTGCAAAACGTGTGGCCTCTTCCGAGTCGTCCGACGTAATCGAAGCTGGGCATGTCTCTCGTATGTTGGAGATCGAGGGCATCGATGCTCTCGGTTTCGACCTGACTGAGCAGAAATACCTGCACCTGCTGCGGGAGCATCAGGGAGCCGTTCGTCTGAACGTGATCGCCACTTCCTTGGGGTTGCCCCGGCAGACTGTGGAAATGTTCGAGCGAGATTTCATTCGGCTTGGCCTGATCGACAAGACCGAAAAAGGCCGGATTCTCACGTCGGCTGGGATCGCCCACCTGCGGACCACAACGACCTGATGCCGTGTTGGTAGTGTCCGTTTTCAGCAGGGATTCTGAACGATGAGCGTGAGGATCATGAGCGAAGACCGTATCAAAGCTGCAATCAGTGTTTCGGCTCACTGCAAGCTCCTGCAAATGAGCCGGAGCCAATTCTATTGGCACGTTCGCAAGGGAACATTCCATCCTCCGCTCAAACTCCCCAACGGGCGGCCCTATTACAACGCTTCCCAGGTGGAGGACAACCTCAAGGCGAGGGAGATGGGGGTGGGAGTGAATGGAGTTTTCGTAATTTTCTATGAACGTGCCGAACCCGGTGGTTCGGGTCCGACCAGGCCCGCAGCCAAGCCAAAGGCCGATTACACCGATCTGATCGAAAGCCTTCAGGCCCTTGGCCTGACCAACTTGACAACCGCCCTCGTCGAGAAAGCCGTGGCCGATTGCTTCCCCAAAGGGACGGTGGGCCAGGATGAACAGCACATTCTCCGCACAGTTTTCCGACACTTGAAGCGGTCGGGAACTGGGTGATTCGCGGGTGAAGTCCGTCGGGTCAGCGTGTGGACCCTTTGCGGAAAGTGCCAATCAGTGATTGAAAGATGCTCGGTTGCCATTGGGATCATGTTAGGAAACCGTTGAAAGCTGTGCGAAAGATGTGCGAGAACCAAGACGAAAAGTGTGCGGATTTACGCAAGAGAAGAGTCGTTATCTTGCATTCGCCTGAATCTGGGATCGTGGTGCCGAGAGAGACCACCCGCCAGGCCGATTCGGACGACCAACTCATCGGCCTCTGGCTCCACGGTCGGCCCGACCACACCCAACGGGCGTACCGGGCCGAAGCGGACCGTTTCCTTAGTTATGTTGACAAGCCGCTACGGTCGGTCAGGCTGATCGACATCCAGAGGTTCGCCGACCATCTGGCCGAGGCCGGGCTGAAGCCGTCGTCCATCCATCGGGCATTGTCGGCGGTGAAAAGTCTGTTCGCTTTTGGCTTCCGCCTCGGTTATCTCCAGTTCGATGTTGGTCGGGCTCTTCGGATTCCCAGCTTTCGAGATGAGTTGGCCGAACGGATTCTCAGTGAGGCCGAGGTGCTGAGGATCATTTCGCTGGAACCGAATCCGAGAAATCGGGCGATTCTGCTCACGCTCTACGGTGGTGGCTTCCGGGTCTCCGAAATCTGCTCGCTGAAGTGGCGGCATCTTCAAGAGCGGGATTCGGCAGGCCAGATCACCGTCTTCGGGAAAGGTGGCAAGACTCGGACCGTCCTGATGCCGAGAAGCGTGTGGGAAACATTACAAATTTTACAACAGGATGCTTCTGCCGATGCTCCGGTCTTCAAAAGCCGGAAAAAAGGCCACTTGGATGAATCCCAGGTCTGGCGGATCGTCACCAAAGCCGCCGAGAGGGCTGGCATCGACAAGGCCGTGTCGTGCCATTGGTTTCGCCACGCCCACGCCAGCCATGCCTTGGACCGAGGATGCCCAATTCACCTTGTCCAGGCCACGTTGGGCCACAGCAGTGTGGCCACAACGGGGAAGTATCTGCACGCCCGTCCCACCGATTCCAGCGGCAACTACCTGCCATTTTGATTTCGGACCGCCTTGACGGGGGTGGTCAACAACACCTCAGTTCAAGGAGATCCAAAATGACAGCTACTCGCTCAATTCGTCAAGGTCAGATTGAGATCGGCATCGTCGAACATGAAGGCCACGAGTTCGCCGCATACGGTGCCACGGTCGTCCGAAGAGACATCACGGGCTACGTTAAGTTTAAGTCCGGCCACTTCTGGCTGACGACTTGGGCTGGTGGGACCATGTTGGACTGCCGTTCCGAGGTCGTCGAACGGTATTGGAACGGCTCTCTTGCCCTCCTCTTCCGACTGCCAAGAGGGCGGTTCATTCGGCTACGGCCTGGGTGATGGGATGCTTTTCAGAGGTGAACTGATCGACGGTTGCACCGAGGACGACGCCCGACGCCACTGCACAATGGTCGCCAACAACTGGATCGAGCTTGATGCCGAAGACGAACAAGCCGAACTGGAAACTGTCTGAGCGGACCAGACCGTAAGTGCATGGATCACAACATCGCCAAAAAGATCGCCACGAAGATCGCCCACTGGTTATGGAGTAAGACGAAGGTCAAAGAGGCACAACCCGTCGTCGTTCAGGTTGGCCATCACACCTATGCGGCGGCACGGTACGTCGAAGCTCAGAAAGGCGGCAATCACCAAACACGGTTGTTTTGCCTCGGCACCCTGCCTCCGCTCCACTCCAAGATGAGGCGGCTCTGTTATCAGACGGACCCCGACTCTGAACAAGGCTGGCACTTGGTTGCTTGGTTCCGACAAAACCGGCCTTGTCCGGAGTGGGAGCAAGTTCACCCATTTGGCTCTCATTTTGTCCTGGCCTTGTTGACGCCTTTGGAGATTTGGGCTCAGGAACAGTTCCTCCAAAAACCCTATCGTCGAATCCCGATGACCATCGTGGAAGTCGGACCGCCTCTTTCTAAAGTCAAGGAGAAGCACGATGAGTCAAGCTGATATCGTTGTCTTTCGACGATGGAAGAACACCGGCGACGTGATCGCCTTGTTTCCTGAACTTCCTGCGGACCTGGGCGGCGACCACTGCGACAGCTATGAACATGTCGGCCAGCACGGCGGTGCCGACTACCATGGTGTCGTCCAACACACCAAGCCATGTTCGCCGGACGATGCTGCCGATCTTGTCGCCGAACTTCGGACCATCGGCTATGTCTTGCGACCGATCAAGCGGGCTAGTCATGTCCATCACGAGGCACGCCGACAGCTTGCATCGGACCTTCGCAACACCGTGTAAGCCAACCACAACAGATTGGAGAAACAACCATGACGGGAATCGCCACCACACCCAAATTTGATTGCGGCGTTCTCCTTGCCACCCCCGGAGCCAGCGAAGCATTCGAGAAGAACCATCAGACGCCGTTCGAGTTCCTCAAGCGGCACATCGCCGGAGACTGGGGTGAAGAACTCTGTGAAGAGGACCGACTGTTGAACGATCAAGCCCTCGTGGATGGAAGTCGGCTGTTGTCAGCATACCGTTTGAAGGACCAAACACGGGTCTGGTGTATCACGGAAGCCGAGAATGAGAACGGCCATCGTGAGGCCACAACGTTCCTGCTACCTTCGGAGTATTGAGGGGACCAAGCCATCAGTCGAAAGGACACGCACGATGCAAAACATCCCTGCGGTTGAAGAAGTCCTGACGACCTATCGGAACTTCTACCAGTGCGACGAATGCGGCACACGATGGACCGACGAATGGGACTGCATGTGCAACGACCGCTGTCCGAAATGTTCCTGCGAAATCGAGCCGTTCGACTCGGTGGAAATCTAGAGCTACTGCCAATAGCAAATCGTGAGTGGACGGGTCTGCTGGGGACAACACCTCAGTGGACCTATCCACCCAAGAGGGAGACCGAATCAGGAACGCCGTTGTCGCAGAACGAGTAATGAAACAATTACAGCGGAATCTATTGAATCTGGTTCCATACCCCCGGCCCCCTGGAGAATTACGGGGGTGGCTTTCTTTGTTGGCCGTCGCATTTTTGGAAATGGAAGAACTTTCGGAACCGCCGAAAAAGCGGCGTCAAGTTCCAAGGGGCGAGGTCGAAAAAATGGCGGCGGGAAAATCGGTTCGGTGGGAGGGTACGTTGGAAGAGCAGCAGGCCGAAGGCGGCTTGCTGGCGGCTTGCTGTCTTCCATAACCCGATTGGGGCAACATAAGCGTGGTTCTGTCCCCCACATGAGGAAAGTTTGGAAATTCTGGCGGGCAGCCACGCCAAATGCTTGACGCAGTTTCTCAAATAGAGATAATCGGGGTGGTGTTTGTTCCACCCAGAATGAGGCAGCGTTAGCGTGGTGAACGACTGGCAACCGTGAGTGGCATCCGCCCCTTCGCTTTCATCATTGTCGGCACGCCGACGACACGATCTGGCTCTCTCGGTCGTGGCGGCGTGCGTTCTTTGCTTGGCTCCATGCTGCGAGCCGTTTCCGGTGAAGGTTTCTGCGGAGATGCTCCGCAATCGGGAGCACATTGTCGTCCATCAAGGCACTGAAAATATCTCGATCCGCCAGGGTCGATTCCATTGTTTTGCAGCCATAACATCCCAAATTGGAGGCGGCGTTTAGCGGCTGGTTCGAACCTTAGTACCCGTGTTGTTGGCATGGTCCAGATGGTTTTCACATTGACGAGGTAGCGTTTCCAAAAACATCTGTCGGAGGAGAAAGTTATGTTCGTATTTCCATCCATCCGAGCGACTTCTTCTATTCTCGTATTGCTTAGCCTGTTATGCGGAAGCGTGGCAACTTCAGCTTGGGGGCAGTCGTACACGGCGGTGGACCTGAATCCCAGTGGATATTCAGGGTCCCAAGCCTACGGTACCTCTGGCAGCCAGCAGGTCGGGTATGGCGTGATTGGAGGCGGCTACCACGCCTTGCTCTGGTCGGGCTCGGCAAGCAGCTACGTGGACCTGAATCCCAGTGGATTTACCTTTTCCCAAGCTAACGGCATCTCTGGCAACCAGCAGGTCGGGTCGGGCGGACCTTCCAGTTTCACTCACGCCTTGCTCTGGTCAGGCTCGGCAAGCAGCTACGTGGACCTGAATCCCGGCATTGGACCGGATGAATTTTCAGAGTCCTACGCTTATAGTATCTCTGGCAGCCAGCAGGTCGGGTATGGCGTTATTGGAGGCAACTACTACGCCTTGCTCTGGTCGGGCTCGGCGAGCAGTTATGTGGACCTGAATCCCAGTGGATACGATCAGTCTTTCGCCTACGGTACCTCTGGCAACCAGCAGGTCGGGTATGGCCGAATTATTGGCGGCACCTACCACGCCTTGCTCTGGTCGGGCTCGTGGTCCAGTTACGTGGACCTGAATCCCAGTGGATGTACATATTCCGAAGCTCTTGGCGTCTCTGGCAACCAGCAGGTCGGGTATGGCCAAATTATTATTGGCGGCAACGACCACGCCTTGCTCTGGTCGGGCTCGGCAAGCAGCTACGTGGATCTGAATCCCAGTGGATTTACATCTTCCCAAGCTAACGGCATCTCTGGCAACCAGCAGGTCGGGTATGGCCAAATTATTGGCGGCAACGACCACGCCTTGCTCTGGTCGGGCTCGGCAAGCAGCTACGTGGATCTTCAGAGTTTCCTTCCGGAGAACTACAATTCGTCCAGAGCCCTGAGCATTGACGCCAACGGTGACATCGTTGGTTCTGCCTACAACACACTCACAGGTCAGACTGACGCCATTCTTTGGACGCCTGTCCCCGAACCCGCTTCCCTTACGCTCCTCGGCACCGCAATACTGGGACTCGGCACGTTTGCGTTCGTTCGTCGCCGTCTTCGGGCAGCGTAGCAGTCCAGACAACCGAGAAACTCACCGAGCCATCCACAACGGATGGCTCTTTTCGTTCGCCGAACCTACTCCGCACCCACTTCCACCATCGCCTCACGTATTCGCCGATGCGGATTTCACCCGCACCTTCCTCATTATCATACGCTCAACACATCGCCGGATGGTCTTGCACGGCAACACCGACAAGACCGTCCGACGAGAAGCGATAGCCGAAGAAGTCGAAGCACGACCGATGAAGGTCTTGTGGGGGTGTTGCTGGACTTTTCACGCCCCCACCCTCGCCATCGTCGTCGCCCGCCGCTTTGCCGCCGTTCCCGCCTCATCCTCCATTGCCTTTTCGATTCGCCGCAACAATCCATAATCACCTATCGAGGCGGCATACTTCCTTCCCAGCATCTTGATCTCCTGAACGGTCTTCTTGATGCTCCACTTGCTCGGACCTCCAAGTGCCGGAGAACCGACCAGTGATTTCGTTTCCCCGCCGTTCAACCTCAAATCGAGGACGGCAAGCCCAAGATCACCCAACTGCCTCCGCACCAACTCTCGGAACTTTTCAATCACCTGTTCGTCATGACCGTAGGAAACGCGGTCGGGGAGATCGGTGATGGTTTCAGGCTCATGTCCGATAGCGACCGATGGGATATAGCGTCGTCGGTTGCGTTCCAACTCGACGATGTTCTTGATGCTGTTGCTCACGCTTCTTTTGAACCTCAAATCCATCGGGCCGCTCAACCGCTCATTGAAGCCCTTGAACAGTTGGCCCATCAAGAGCTTGACCGCGACCTCATGCACCTTCTCATCCCGTTCCCTTTCGTCTCGATAGCCCGCATTCCATACACAGCGGGCGATGTATCCAGTCCAGTCGAAAGTTCGCATTCGTAGAAGTGCTTCTCGCTGGGCAGGGTCTCGGACTCGTTGGATAACCTTCTCCAACTCGCCGTCGAAGAGGGCGTTGTATTGCCCGTTGTTGACGCCGTAGTAAGTTTCAAGGAGCCGGAGCCACGACAGCCATTCAAGAAAAGTGTCCATACCTTATCTATGATTCTCATCTCAGGAACTCTCCGCCGACAACCTTCAATTCAGGCCGATCTTCCATGACGACGGGTGGAGCCTTGATGCCAATCAAATCGGCGAGGGCGTCAATCACCTCGTCGGTCAGGCCCATGAAGCCGTATTTGACCGGCCCACTTGCCGACCAAATCTCGATCTCCGTGAACTGTTCGACGGTGAGATTCTCGTCAGCCGCCCGTCTGGCCCACTCCTCATTTCCCACGGCTACGATTCGCTTCTCGATGAGGTTTTTGGCGATGGCCTCAACGAGTGAGTCCGTCCGTTCGACGTGGACGAAGAATTCCCTGACCCATCCACGGCCACCGCAACGGAGGCAGGTTTCGCCCTGGCATCCAACACAGACATAGCGGTTCTTCATCTTCGCCGGTGCTTCCACCGCTCGTAATCGTCGTGGAGGGACTTCAAGTCAGCCCACTCTTGGAGCGAGGCCAGCACGAGGATGGCCAGGATGAACAGGAAGATTTCCATTAGATGATGTTGGGGTCGTCGATCCCCTTCGTCGCATCCCTTGGGTCATTTTGGGGAGGCAACGGCACGAGAGGTTGTTGAAGCCAAGCGTTCTCCTGTCGCAACTTCTCTTCAAACAACTCCTGCCAACGAACCTCGGGCGGGTCGGTGTTGAAAGGTTCCGGAAGACTCGCAAACCAAGGATCGCCGCCGCCGCGTTTGATTAGCCACCAAATCTTGGGCATCGTCAAAAGCGTCATCAAGTTCACGAAACACCACAAAAAAAGGAAAACAGCAGCGGTCGTACCGAAACCACCAACCAAAATGGCACGCACGATGTGGTAGTTGCCGCCCAACGAGAACATGTAAGCCCAGAACAATGTTATTCCGACCGGGACGATAGAGAGCCGGAGCAGGATCGTCAGTTTGGAAGTGCGTCGGGGGCCGCTCATGATTTTCTCCGTTTTGAGGGTCTGGGGGTCGGGGATGGTCCACCAGGCGAGGCGGAGCGAAGGTCATACCTCTTCGCTGATAGCCGTTTGGTCCGGTAGAAACCCCGTCCCGTCCGACTTGAAACCGGCTTTGCCACCTGGGTGTCGATGGCGGATCGGGATCGGATTGGATGGGAATGAGAGGCGGAACGAACGGCTCATTCTGTTGTTAGGAATGGCGGGTCCGAAGGGGAAGGGGCAAAGAGCGGCGAAAACGCCGCCTACGGGGTTCGCTTCCGAGCCGAGGAGAGGACGAAGCCGATCACCGGAGAGAGGGTGCAGAGGGGTCGAACGGGGGCTGACTTGGAGGTGAGCCGCTGGTAGGATGTTGGCTTAAGAGGGAGGTCCAAGACCGTTTTTTGACCCGTTTTTGCTGGGCAACTGGTGGGCGAAATGCTGGGCGAATTGTAAAAACTTAGTTTTCATAAGTCGTGTCCATAAAACTACTTACGATTTCCTAAATACATCCCTGCCGGGCGTACTTTCGTATTCCGTCGCACCGCGTCGCACAACGTCGTCTAAGTCGGCAACTCGCAAAGCGTTAGGAAAAGGGACGCTGGCGGTCCCCCTTGTTCCGTCGTCGCACTCCGTCGCATCGGACGGCACTTCTTCGCGCCCCAACTGCTGCGCTTTGTGCTGCGCCCCCTCGCCCGTGGCGGTGGCGGAAGCGTCCGTCGTTCCGGTAGCTCGCAACGCTTTTGGCTCATCGGATAGCATGTTCGGGAAGCGGGCCACGGTGGCGGCGTCCTGGCCCGGGAACAGGTGGCCGTACGTATCCATCGTCAAGGTGATCGTCGAGTGCCGCATCACCGATTGCACTGCCTTCGGGTGAGCCCCGTTCGTCGCCAGCCACGCGCCGCAGGTGTGCCGCAGGCTGTGGAAATCGAACACCTCTCCCTCGTGGCTTAGGTTAGCCAAGAAGTCACTCTGTTGGCGACGGGTGTGTTCTTTGGGATCGCGTCGAGCGGCCTTGATCCACTCTCGTCGGGTCTCAGCCAAGTCAGCCCGAATCATAGCAGCCACTTCAGTCTCCTCGGGCATCGAGAAAACCGGTGCCTGGGGAGCCTTGGTCGCGATGTGGGCCAGAAGTTCTCGTGCCAGCGCTGGCTGGATGTATTGTCGTGCGTCCTTTCGATTCTTTGTCGACCCTGCCTTGCAGGTGACAAACGGCTGATCGCCGTCCAAGAACAGCCGTCCGCGACTCAGACTTCGCAACTCGGATGACCGCAATCCGGTCTGGATGGCCACGGCGTATAATAGCAAACGTTCTTTGGCCGCCATCCCAAATCGTTCAACCCAATCGGCTGATGTGGCCCGCAACCACTGCCATTCTTCGGGCAGAAGCATCCGTCGCTCCCGGCGGCGATCGGCCTTAGGGTTCGGCTTGGTGACCGAGACCAGCGGATCGCGCGGCAACTTGTGGTGGGCCGACAGCCACTTTGTAAACCCCTTGACCGCAGTGAGGTAGGCGGCGATGGTGCGGGCTGAGAGGCCGTCTTCCTTCAGTTTCCCAGCGTACCGGTTCACGCCATCGGCCGTGATATCGGAGACCTTGGTGAAATGGGCCCATTCGCAGGTTGCACGGACGCACTCGACAGTTCGCGTAATATGTTTCGCGCTGCGGCTTCCTGCCCCCATCTTGGCCTCGTAATCCTTTAGATGCGATTCTATCGAGCGCCGAGACTGTTCACAGATCGCATCGAGTTCGGGATCAACCACCCCGTCTCGGCGCAGAGCTGCATCCGCCTCTAACTTGGCGACGATCCGTTCCGCCGTGGCCTTATCCGTAGTCCTCGCACTCCGGGACTGACGCTTGCCTTTGTGGTCGAAGTACGAGATGTAATAGCGGCCTCCTCGCTTTCCCTTCCCACCTCGTTTGAAAATCGTTGCCATGATTTTTGCCTACCTTTCGCTATTGTAGCGGACCCACTCGTGTCAGTTACGATCAATCGCCGAAAAAGTCAACTGCCTTGGCGGAGAGAACTCGCCCGTTTCGGGAACTGACGTAATCGTCTGGCCAGTTCCCGCAGTTGCGCTGCCTTCTCTACCCCGTACTTTGGTTTCTCGCAAATCATGCAGTGCTGACCGTCCAAGACATCCCACCAGATCATCAGGCTGCCACATTTTGGACAGGGATCAGGTGGTTCGATGCATTCTTCCCACGGCACGACGTCTGAGTCGGTATCCCTGCCCGAAGGCGACTACCTCGAAACCGTCCCCCTCCAATTGTGTGGCCAGTTGGGTGGCATTCCAGCGGTCGATGGCGATTTCGCGGATCTCGTATCGCTGGCCGAGTTCGTTGATCTTCTGCCGGATGCGGTCGTAATCGATCACCTCGCCGGGCGTGGCGGCCACATAGCCTCCGCGGATCCAGGCGGTGTACGGCACGCGGTCCCGCCGCTCACGCTGTCTTGCCCCTTCCTCGGGCACCCAAAACAGCGGCAGCACATCGTAGCGGTCCTCGTTTGGAAAGACGAGGACCAGGGCGGTAATGTCGGTCGTGGAAGAGAGATCCAGCCCAGCGTAGCATGGGCGTCGTTCCAGGTTCCCCGTCGGCGCCGCACAGGCGTCCCACTTCTCCAGGCTCAGCCAGCGGACCTCCTGCTCGGTCCATTGGTTGAGCCGATAGCGGCGGAAGGAGTTTTCCTTCGCCGGTGACTCCTGGGCCTCGCGGCAGTCCTCGGCAAACTGCTCGGGACTGATTGTCACGGCAAAGCTGGGGTTGGCCTTCCGCCAAACCTCGGGATTTGTCCAGTCGTCCTCCGCGCCGGCCGCCGCGATGAAGGGCAAGAACGACGAGTCTTCGATCGTGCCGTCGAGCACCTTCTCCGCGTAGTCGTGCTGCTCCCAGCAGATCGAGTGGCGATCGAAGCCGGCGGTGGTGATGCTCAGGTGCAACGGCTGCCGCCGCGCGGCGCCGGTGTAACGCAGGGTGTCCCACAACTGGCGTGTTTTCTGGGCGTGTAACTCGTCGATCAGCACGGCATGGGCGTTGAGCCCTTCCTTGGCTGGCACGTCCGCCGACAGGGCCTTGTAGAAGGAGTGGCTGCGGGGCATGACGATTCGTTTGGTGGAGCGGACCACGTTAAGCCGTGACGACAACTGCGGCGAGACCTCTACCATGTTGGCCGCCTCGTTGAAGACGATCGACGCCTGGTCGCGATCCACGGCAGCGCTATAAACCTCCGAGCCCGGCTCCCCGTCGGCGGCCAGCAGGTACAGACTCAGGCCGGAGAAGAGGGCCGACTTGCCGTTCTTCTTGGGCACTTCGATGTATGCGCGGCGATAGCGTCGGGTGCCGTCGGCCCGCTTCCAGCCGAACAGCGGGCCAACGACCTCGCGCCACTGCCAGTCGAGCAACGCGAATGGCTGCCCGGCCCATTGCCCCTTGGAGTGGCGAAGGAACTTGGTGAAGAACGTCCGCACCCGCTCCGCAGCCTGCACGTCAAACCGACAGCCTTCGAGGACTGCCTTCTCGTCCCGTGGGCCGCGGATCCACTCGCTCCAACCTTCACGCCTGGCATTGCTAAGACGTCGTGTCTGCCGCATCAGCCGGTCTCCAGGAATGCGTCGAACTCGTCCGTGGCCCGGGGATTCCCCGGTACCCGAATCCGGCTGCGGCTGGACGGGGTCAGTCCGAACTCGACCATGAACTTCCGCATCGTCTCCAGGGCCTGATCGGCGACCGTCAGGTACGGCGACTTCATGGGAAAGTTCTTCAGCGGCGACTTGACGATCGTGCCCAGCCGCCGCACTTGGGCTTCGGCCGCCACCCAGCGACTGTAAGCCACGCAGTAGGCCGCCAACGCAGCCCGATCGGCCCGTGTCAGCAGTCCCATGTCCTCTAGCACCTTGGCCATGCGGAACCACTCCGCTCGGGCTTCGTCGTCCAGAAAATCCGGGCACTCGGGGATCTCGGCTTGCACCTGCGGTTCGTGGTCATTCAGCGATCGCTTGCCGGGATTACCATCGAGGATTTTCAGTGTCGTCGGTTTCGGCTTACGTCCTCGCATATCTGCTCCTTATTTGGCATCTTACCCAATCTAACCTCCCCCCACCCAATTTCGCGGAAATGCGCGCAGCGGGGACCCCGCGGTATTACGATCCCATCCTGCTAGAAACAGATCCCCCCTTCCCCCAATGATTCCTGTTCTTCTTCTCTGGCTCGTGGCGGCTCGGCCAACTGTTCCGCAAGTCGACGGTTGGCGGCTTGCTCAGGCAACGGGTTTCTCGCCGTACTGCTGCCGTAGAGCTTGTTGTCTTCGGCCGTCTTCCTCTGATGACACATGGGGCAGATCACCTGCGTGTTGCCCAGTACCAGCCGCTAATCGGGGCGAACGTGAACCGGAACGATGTGGTCCACGATGTCTGCCAAGGTCAAGCGATCTTGTTGCCGGCACGGTCGACACAGGCCGCAGTCCAGCGTGCGACGCAACCGAGCCACCTTGGCCCACGTCACATCGTAGCCGCGCTGCTTGGGCGTGCCGCGGCGAGCATCGCTGAGTCGCCCGGCTTCATTGGTATGCGCGTCGCAGAAGCGACCGCGGCATGTTCGATGGCAGCCGGGGTGGTTGCAGCGGGTCTTCAATCGGCTGGGCATACGGATACCTCCTGTTGGACGCAGCGGGGCGGCGGCAGTGATGCAAATCCCGCTCCAATTCCCGCGAAATCTGGAGTGCGAACCGATTACAGAACAATTACAAGAATCTGGCTGAATCGAGGGCGGATTCCGCTTGAGCTTTCTCCGAAACCATGGCTCCTGTGTGGATGTACAGACGAACGTAGTAGTTCGTTGCGAAGGTCGAAGAATCCCTTTTTTCCGAGGAGATGGACCATGAAGAAGAACGAAGTGAAGATCGGCGGCGTCTATACCGCCAAGGTCACCAACAAGGTCGTCCAAGTGCGGATCGACGCCGAGAGCCGCTATGGCGGTTGGGATGCCACCAACATGGAGACCGGCAAGAAGGTCCGCATCAAGTCGCCGGCCAAGTTGCGGGCGGCCGTTGGGGGCGACGGCGCCGCCACGGGTGCCAAGAAGGCCAAGGGCGGTAAGAAGGCCGAGGTCCCGGCCGCGGCCGCCCAGGCGCAAACGTCGGCGCCCACGGGCGAACCGGACGCCAAGCCCGAGACGGCACCAGGCGTCTGCCCCAACTGTGGCGCGACCGAGGTCGACGAGGACGGCGATTGTGCCAAGTGCCACGAGCCCCATGTCGCCGGAAAGGACGCCAAGGTCGACGGCGCCCCCAAGGCCGACAAGGCCAAGAAGCCCCGAGCCAAGAAAGCCAAGGCCGACAAGCCCAAGCGCACCAGCGGCTTGGATGCCGCTGCCAAGGTGCTCGAAGAATCCGGCCAGCCGATGACGGCCAAGGAGATGGTCGAAGCGGCTGAGGGCAAGGGCTACTGGAAATCGCCCGGCGGCAAGACGCCCCACGCCACGGTCTACAGTGCGATCATTCGAGAAATCGCCAAGAAGGGCGATGCCTCGCGGTTCGTGAAGACCGAACGGGGCAAGTTCGCGGCTAACAAGTAACCGCATCGGGAGTCCTTTCTCCTACTACCCCGGCTTCGGCTGGGGTTTTCTCAGTGGTGGCCACGGCTTTCTCGCAGATGGCCTTCTTGCCGGTGAACTTCTCCCAGCGCTCGACGATGACGTCACAGTAGGGGGCATCCAGTTCCATGAGGAAGGCGTGCCGTCCGGTCTGTTCGGCCGCGATCAGCGTACTGCCGCTGCCGCCAAACAGGTCCAGAACATTCTCGCCAGCACGAGAGGAGTACTGCATCGCCCGCACGGCCAATTCGACGGGCTTCTCGGTGAGGTGAACCATGCTCTGCGGGTTAATCTTCTTGATGTGCCACAGATCGGTGGCATTGTTCGGGCCAAGGTACACATGGGCGGCGCCCTCCTTCCACCCATAGAAACACCACTCATGCGCGCCCATGAAGTCCTTTCGCGTCAGCACGGGATGCTCTTTGTCCCAGATGATGGCCTGGGAGAAATAGAGCTTCTGGGCCTTGAGCACCGGCGGGTAGTTGGCACAGTTGGCGTAGCCGCCCCAGATGTAGAACCCGCGGCCCGGTTCCAGCACCCGGGCCATGTTGCCGAACCATGCGTTGAGCATCCGGTCGAACGCCTCCTCCGAGACGAAGTCGTTGGCCAGTGGCCGGTCCTTCGCCCGCATCTTCCGGCTAGTGGGCTTCGACTTCTCGGGATGCCGAGCTAAGTCCAACTGCTGGTGGTGATAGTTTGTGAAAGAGCTGTTACCGGCAGCAATGGCGTTGTTGCTCCGCGGCTCAACCTTCACGTTGTAGGGCGGGTCGGTGTTCACCAACTGGATGGTGGCGCCGGCCAACAGCCGGTCGACATGTTCCGGCTTGCTGCTATCGCCACAGAACAGACGGTGATTGCCGAGGATCCACAGATCGCCCGGTTGGGTAATGGCCTCGTCAGGTGGCTCGGGAATCTCGTCCGGGTCGGTCAAGCCCTGCTTACCATCGGGATAGAGAAGCTCTTCCAATTCTCTTTCAGGGAAGGCCAGCAAGGACAGATCGAATTCCACGTCCTTCAAGGCGAGTAGCTCGATTTCCAGCAGATCGTAATTCCACTCCGCCAACGACGCCGTTTGATTGTCGGCAATGCGAAATGCCCGCACCTGCTCCGGCGTCAGGTCGTCGGCCCGGATCACGGGTACCTCGGTCATGCCCAGCTTCCTGGCTGCCTTATATCGCGTGTGACCGGCCACGATCTCGTTGTTGGCGTCCAGGATGATCGGTATCTTGAAGCCAAACTCCTGGATCGAGCGGGCCACGGCGTCTACGGCCCCCTCGTTATCCCGGGGATTGTTCTGGTAGGGCCGGATGTCGTCGATCGGGACGTATTCGATCGTCAGCTTGGCGCCCGGCGTGATGGTCCGTTTCTTCTTTGCCATAATCATCATCTCCTGTGGTAGGCATTACTGTTCCTGCTTTTGAGCCAGTCCATAACGGTCATCGCCTTTGGTTCGCTTCCCTCTCCCGAGGGAGCCAAACGAAAGCCGAGATAATTCCCCGCTGCACTTCCCAACATCCCACAGTCGAGCCAATGATTGGGGCCATGCTTGACCCAGGTCTCCACGAGCCCCTTGTCCGCTTCCATCATTTGCTGCCGCTGTTCGCTGGCAAAATGCCGCGAGAGTTTGTTGTGCATGTCCCGCATCATTTTGTCCGTACCGGGGTCGTAAAGCGTAATCGCCCCCGGCTGCGGTTTCCCAGCATCGTCGGTCGGCGGTATCTGCAAGCCGTGCTGCAGCCGCAGCTTGTAGTGGTCCGCATCGATCGTGACCAGCCAGCTCTGGTATTCCCGCACTCTGGAAATGAACCAGCGGTCCCCGATCCGCCGGATGGTGTTGGTCATTCTTGCCGGGGCGTTGTACTTCATCTTTTGCACTTGGGAGGCGCCGCGGCCGATGCAGGCCATCCAGCGGCCGCCAGGGAATGTGCCCGACTCCCGGCAAAACTGGTGGATCACCCCGGGCAGATGGCCAGCGTCAATCCAGACCGCATCGGGCACCCGGTTGCCGCTGATTCCCTCGACCGGCCACCCCTCCTCAACCGTTTCGCGGAACTCGCGGAGGGCCTGCAAGATGGCCACTTCCTCCGCCAGGGCGTCGGAATGCACTTCGATGACCCCGTAATCGGGAATGTGGATCCGCTTGTTGGCCCGAAAGCACAGGCACAGATACCAGGACTGCCACTTGCCGATGTCCACCCCGATGACGAACTTCTCCGTGTCGGCCGGCAGCAGCTTGTGGGGAAGGTTGTCTTTCCGCTTGGCCACGATCTTGGGGTCCAGCGGGGCGCCCTCGACCAATTCCGGTTGGAAAGGCAAGCACCAACGAAACTGCCGGAGCGCCTTCTCGGCGTTCTCCTGGTCGGCCGCATTCTTCCCCTGCCACTCCTCGGCGGCCAACTCGGCCGCGTCGGTAAACAGGTTGTGGAACCCCGACCAGCGAAAGCCCAGCGTTCGTGTCGGCGGAAGCGAACCGACGATCTTGCCTTCAGGCGTCACCTCCTGGCCGCGATGGAGGAGCAGGGCCCGCCGGTTCATGTCCAGCCGCTCCCCTTCCGTAATCTGCCGTCCGCAAGCCGGGCAGGCCCAGAAGGCCGCCAACCGCGCCGCCTCCTCGCTCTCCGCGTCCTGCCAGCCGACGAGCTGCTCCCGTTCCATCTCCACCCACGCCGCACAGTGGGGACAGGGAGTCAGTATCCGTGAGGCCGAGCCTTGCTCGTAATAGCACCACGTGGGGTTCTCCTTCGTGGTGACCGTGCACTCCTGGTAAACTACCGCCCGGTCTTTGTAGGCTTTGGTCCGCCCCTCCAACTGCTTGAGCTTGTCCGCCTCCAGGGAAGTCTCCGCCGCCTTGGCGAAATCGTCGGTCTCGGTCACCACCAGCACGCGAGAGGTAAACGATGCCCGCGCCTTATCTGACCCGCCGCCGGTCATGAACCGCAACGTGGCCCCGTTACGCAGCCGCACCGAGGAAACCCGCCCGCCCCGAGACCCGCCCCCGCGCAGGGGCAACAGCTCCCGGTACCGCGTCCGCTCAATCACCGGCAACAGGTCCTCGAACCACTTGTCGCTCACCGTGTCGAGCGAAGGCACGCCGCACACGACCGTCTCCTGTACCTCGAATAGGTGATAGAGGATCGGAATCACGAATCCCAAGAGCGACTTGCCGCACTGCTGCGGCCCCGTGACGTTCCGCCGCCGCCAGTACAGATAGCCCGTCACCGGGTCGCGACGGTCCTCCTCGTCCAGCAGCAGCCGGGTGAACGGCTGTCGCAGACAATTGAACCGCCGGCCCTCATACGGGCCCGTCGGCAGGGTGATCTCCTGCTCCGCGAACTCCCGCATCGTCCTCAGCACCGGGGGCACGCTCTGTCGGAGCAGCCGAATCGCCATCTGCCGCGTCTGGATCGCTTCCCAATTCACTGCCAACATGGCTGTGCTGGTCTCTCAGGTTCTGGATTTCACGCTCGAACAGCCGCTCCACGTCCTCGATCCCCTCCCGCACGATATTCATCGCCTCCGTGCCGAACTGCCGCTGCAGGCTGTCCAGCGTTTGCCTCAATCCCGAGGCAATCACGGCGAACAGGTCTTGGATCTCGTCCACCGGCAGGTACTTTTTCTTGAGTACCCGCAGGTTAAACTCTTCCTTTTCGGCCTTCGCCGTCCGTAGCCGGTCCAGAGACTCGGTCAGCGGCCCCTCCGCGTCGTAGTCTCCCTCCAGCAAGGTCTTGATCCACTTGCCGCCATGCCGCCCCAGTTTCGCCAGAAAGTCGTGCAGCCGCCCGACCACGATCGGCAAGTCAACCACTCGGCCGCCGAAGGGGAGCCCATAGAGATTTGCCTGCTCGGCCAAAACCTTGGTCTGCCGGCCGGACATTTCCCGCCAATGTTTCTGCGGGATGGTCCGGTAGTAGGCCCACCGGCGCTGTTCTTCCTGACGTTTCTCGACCCGGTTCAGCGCCTCCTGCTCCCGAACCGTGGGGATTTCACCGCGTTTACGCTTCGCGATCGCCTCGATCGCAAGATCCTGATCGATGGCGTCCGACTGTTTCACTTTCAT